ACCTCGCTATCTTCCCAAGTAGTAGTATACGTGAACCCGTTTAAAGTAGTTCCATACTTACCATTTAACACCAAGTCAACGCTTGCCGTTTTGCTTTTAACGTTGTCGTTAACGTTTATTATTTCAACGCTTTGAATTTCTATCGAAGCGGAAAAGTTGTCTAGTTTAATTGTCATGATAATACATTTGAAGTTGATAAATTCATAGTTCGGCAAGCAAAGTAATAAGCTGAAGCTGAAGTTTTACCTAGTGCGTATGTCCATCCTGTTGAGTTACTACCTAAAATCACCGCCCTTGTAGTGTCATATCTTGGTGTTGTTGAACTCCATACATTAGTATCTACTGCAAAATTAAACGGCGGGTAATACATAACTCCTACTGCTGTGCCATCATTAATAAGGTTTTCTAATTCGTTTCTATTAGTCAATCTCCAACCACTCGTAAAACTTCCAATGCTAGTAGCTAAAGCACCATCAACCGCAGCATTCCAAGTAACGTTAACACCATTGGGGTTTTTAGTATAAGCTAATAATGTCGTTCCATTCCATGTTGACCAATCTAAAACGATTGCAGTAGCGTAAGTTTGACCGCCTAGAATATCTGTAAATCTATTAGTTGTAGTGTTTAAAGTTGCGCTTCCGTTATTGTGCAAAGGTGCGGAATCTAACGTTAAAAAGTCTGTAGGTCTACCTGCTTCTAAGTCGCCATCATCGCCCGTTCTGTATGAAACAGTTTGACCCGTTTTCATTATTGTGGCTGTACTTCTTGGACTTGGTGTAGTAGCAGCAGGTAAAACAATTTCAACTTTATGTTGTGCTTGTGAATACGTTACCGAAGTAGGTGTAACACTAGAAGTGCCATCTGTTAAAACAATGTCTAAAGGGTCTGTAGCATCAATCGTGAAATCATTACCACCGTTTACCGTAATATCGTTGTCAGCTACGTTGTAATTAACCGTTGCCCCACTTGGTACGGCTTCACTATGAATAGTTCCGTCACCCGTTTTTTTGATGTTTATAGTTCCGTCAGGTGCGCTAATTGTTACGTCTTGAACACTTGCTACCGTTGCTGTATTAACTACTGTTAAAGCTGAGTTTTGTACGTCTACTGTGATGTCAGGTAATACTAAGCTACCTTCTGCTAAAATAGAAGCCGAATAACTAGCATCTGAATTTTCAACTGTTGCATCTTGAATTTCAATAGTACCTACTTCGCCACTTGCAATAGTACCGTTATAAATCTGCGTTCCGTTTGAATCAGTAATTACATAACCAGCAGGTGAGCAAGAACTACCCGAACTACCAACCTCGCAAATAGTCATATCGTTACCGACTAATACGTCAAAGGTAACAGTCCACCCTGCTAGGTAATTCTCAAAGCGTTCCGTAAATTGCTCAAAAGTAGGATTGCCGTCTAATTGATAGCCTTCTGAAACAATCGAACCCCGTCTTAACAACTCAGTAAGCCTATCTAATACTTTTAACTGAGTATGCCAAATATCTTGAGTGTTATCGTTACCGATAAACACATCAGTAGTAGCTTCTTTCGATACGTCAACAATATCCATTGCAAGAATAGATATATTGAAACGCATAACGTTTGATTCCTTAGTAACGTTATTTACTACTAAGTGAGATAAAGGAAAGATAGTCTTTTTGTTTAGGTCAACTTGGAAAATATCTCCATAAGTAACCGTATTAACAAATGGGTCAAGTTTTAACGTGTCCTTTATTTTTGTCGTGAATTGATAAAAGCCATTCATTTCTTTTCCTCCTTACTTAACTTTAAAAGGTACTTCTGTAACTTCTTTACATTTTCCTCTTTAGGTGTGTATCTCTTTTTAACAATCATAAAAACCAACCTCCAAAATTATTACTTCTATCAGGGTGCATATCTCCATTCGAGTTAGTGTTGTATTCAGGGAACAAACTTTGATTAAAACTCATGTAATCAATGAATCTTTCTGTGTAGTGTTTAGCGATACTTTGCTCTTTTTCCACTAAGTAATCTATTTCGTTTTTTGCTACGCTTTCAGAGTTTTCCGAACCATGCTTATAAACGCCTTTATTAGCGATTGTGTAAGCTGCGAATGGTAAATATTCACTCATAGCCCAATGTATCAACATAGGCTTAATATAGTTGTTTAAAAGGCTTAAATAGTTACCTGAAATAGTACCTGCTACAATATCATTGTTAATCTTGTTAAATAAGTCAGTACCCAAATAGTTTTGTACGTGAATATCTTGAGCGATTTTAATAAACTGCGTAAATTTATCAGGGTCAACATTGCCATTTAAAGCTGTGTATTTAACTAAATCTTCTTGGGTTATAAATAGAGCCGTTGCCATTATTTAAATCTTTTATTAGTTGGTAAAAATCCTTCGTAAGGCATATCTTTAGGTGCTGTATAAACTCTTTGGTCGTTTACTGCTTTTCCGTTCTTGTCTTTGTCAGTTAATGGTACAATCTCACCAGCTTTACGAACTTCAGCAGGTGTGTATTTTCTCGCTAGTGGTGAATTAGCATCTGACTTTTTAAGATACGTTTCACGAACCCATTTATGACCGCAAGCACCACCTCCTTTATACAACCAAATAGAGTAAGTGTCTGCTCCATTAGCCCCCCATCCTTCGTTAACTACTTGTGAACCCATCGCAATAATATCTTCTTTACGATAGACTTTATTTGCTTGTATCATTTTTCTGCAGAACTCCCGTGAATTTTCTTTAATCTCACCTACGTAACGATAACGAGATTTAAACACATTTCCATCTTGCTCGCTTGAAGCATTTGCCCTTGCTGTTCCTGTACTTACAAACTCCCAAATCTTAGATAAAAGATTTTGTTTAGGGTTGTTTAGTTCGTTTAAATAAGCGTCTTCCTGGTCTTCTAATTCATAGTTAACATCTTGCGTATCTATCAACTCCCAACCTTCTAAATCATTGTCCGCAAATTTGTCTAATTCGTTAAATAGTCTTTCATCAAATGACTTTTGTTTACTCATAGCAACCTCGTTTGCTTGTTGAGTTGCTTCTAAATCTTCTAATAGGTTTAAACGCTTAAAGTATAAATCCAAAGTAACACCGTTAAACGCTAAGACTTTTTCTATTCCTTCAATCAATAATTCTTGAAGTGGTTTAATAGCTGTATTATAGAAATACAAAGCACCTGTATTAATCTCGTCTGCGTTTGAACTGAAGCCTTGTCCATCAGGTGAAATACCAACCAACATAGGGCTAGTAACTGTATGTCCTGCTAAAATCTTGTTTCGTGCTTCTGTAGCTAAGTAAGAGTAATGCTCAGGAGCGTTATCTAAAGGAACATCGTCAATAGTAGTTTTACTTTCAGGATTATCATTAAAAGAAATGATTACTTTGTCGCCTGTTGAACCTGTTAGCTTCCCTTTAACCTTATTTACTTGTTCTTGTTGTTGTTCAGGCGTTCCTTTACCGTTATTAAAGTTAATTACCTTAGTTCCACTAAAAGAATTAGTAACATCGTTAATCAAAAACTCGCTAATCTTTTCTTCAAGTACACAATAGTCTAAACATCCTTCATAATCTACTCTATGAAAGTATTTTCTACCTACTGAGTATTGACCAACAACTAGAATTTCTAAAGGTGCTTGTGATGTTCCAAACGAAGGAATGTATTTAGGCGGAAACTTTTTTGTATCTTCCCAATTATCGGAATAATAATATCCGTTAATATCTCCGTTCTCATCGCACTTCTCAGGGCGTGTTAAATAGATTGGTAAGTGTTCTACCTTTGCAACTCGTTTTCTATCCTTAGAATAGATAATTTGAAGTGCATAACCACCAAATAGTTTAACTTCTAAAGCACATTTACGCAAAGTATCATTAGAGAATAACATCTTCATTTGTGCGTAGTCGTTAGGCTTACGGTTTGCATCTCTCGCATCAATACCTTTACCGTAAATCAACCTTGCCATGTTATTAATAATAGCGTTGTTAGTTGTTGAATTACGATAACGGCACATTAACCACTCGTAGTAGTCGTTATCTTCACCATATTCCACCCAAGCGTTTCTAGTGTTTTCTACTATCTCAGGCTGTGTGTATTTACTTAGTTCTAATACGTGTATTGTACTCATAGAATAATATAATCGTTGTTACTTGTGTGTGGTACGTATTCTCCATTGTTTACGCTAAATGTATCTGTATCTTGGTTAGTACAAAATACTTTATCGTAGTAAACTATATCCGTACCGTTATACACCTTTAAAATGTATGTGTTATTTTCAATCGTATCTAAAATCTCAGTTACCGAAAGGTAGTAAGTAGTATTAGTTGGACTTATCGAATATGTGAATACTTCGTTAGTTTGCTCATTGGTTAAAGTCATGCTATCCGCTGTGTAAACACGAGGAATAAACTTGAACGTCTGAGGGCTTGCCGATTCTTGTACTATAATCATACTTATTAAACAATTTAAGTCGAATCTTGTTACAAAAAAACCCCTAAACGAATTAACGAATAGGGGCTTGAGTAAAATAAGCTAGTTATTAAGAACCTGCTACGATTGTAAATCCTGCTGTAGTTAAACCTGCTTCTGTAGTTGCTTCGAAGAAGTTAGCTGGTGCTTTTTCCATACCTGTCAATACTAAAGTATATCCTGATAAATCGCCCATTGCTCCACCTGTTACAACTGTTCCACCTGTTACATCCATACCAAAGTCTTTACCTGCTAAGAAGAAGTTTCCGTTATTATCTTTAATGATAACTTTTGGATTACCGTAAGCCAACAATTTAACTGCTTTGTGCGTTGCTACGTCTAATTTTTTTAACGTAACTGTTAACACTTGCTGAAAGAAAGTAGTTCCATTCTCACGAGAAGAAACAATGTCTTCTTGGTAAGTAGAATTACCTTTTAAATCAAATTTGTACGCACTTGGAGTACCTGATACAGCTTCAATTACATCTGTATTGGTAGCATCCATTGTGTACCCTGTTAAATCACCATCATTGATGAAATAAATTGCATCTAAACCACCGATAGAATCTTTGCATGGTTCAATGCGTCCTGCTGCTATGTCACAACTCATTCCGTTTATGTATTAAAAAAGGGGATAGGGAAAACCCGACCCCCTTCGGTTATTATTAATTAATTATTAGTTAGCTGAGTTAGTAATACCGTAAGTAGTAATGTCCTCAACGTTTGCGTAGTTAACCGCACCTGTCATTCTCATAACGATACGTACATTCATTGAACCATCAATGTCAGCCATGTCGATTACTTTAACTTCGTTTTGGTCGCTCAATACTCCTGTACCGAAGAACAAGTTAGAAGTTTCAGCAGCAATTGCTACGTTGTTGCTCATTCCTGACGCCATGAAAATTGGAATACCATCGAAAGATAACGCTCCGTTGTTATACCATTGTGTTCCTGCGTTGTTAGTACCGTTAGCACCTAATCCTGAAGCACCGAAACCACCCAAAGCACGAATGTAAGCCTTAACGATGTTACGAGAAGCGTAGATTTTCAAATCGTCTTTTCCGTAAACCGCAGAAGGGATTGCATCAACCAATTTGCCAAGCTCAGTAATAACGTTTGAAGCTGTTACAGTAGTTCCTGCAACCTCGTTAGCAGTAGGCAAAGAAGCATCAGCAGCTAATAAAGTTTCGAATCCGTTAAATTGTCCTGATGTACCTGTAGCACCTGACCAAACAGATACTTCGATTGCAGCAGCAACTTTAGAAGCAGCGTAAGCAATTAAGTAATCAGCAAATGATTTAGGTAATACATCGTGAGCAGAATAGCCCATTTCAGCCGCTTGCCAAGATGAATGCAAGTCTTTTTTACATAGTTGTAAGTTAACTTGTAATTCTTTCGGAGTGATAGTGCGCTCAGTGATAGTTACAGTTGAAGTAGCTGTAAAATCACATGAAGCATCTTTCAAGATACCATCTGTTCCAAGTTTGTTAATTACTGCTTTGTATTTAACGTTTGGTAATACTGTCAAACCACCGTTTGCGATTGTATCACCTGATAATAACGCTGCTGCTACCCATTTACCTGAGTGTTCACCAGCATAAGTTGTAGTTAATGAAGTTGTTGTTGCCATTGTTTATATTTAAATTTATTTTGTAATCATTTCTAGCACTCTATCCATCGTATTTTTTTGGCGGTTAGGTGCAATTTTAAAATCTACCGTTGCCTTGTTTGGCTCAGGATTGTGTTTGATTGGTTCAACCGCAGGTTCTTGGTTTGCTAGTTCAACCTCTTTCGATTCTTCTTTTTGTGCTAACTGCGCTTTTAACTCAGTAATTTCATTGCGCATTGCTTCCATTTCAGAAAAGAAAGACTCTTTTACGATTGATTCAACAATCTTTTTTGCTTGTGGCGCTTCAGGCTCACTCATTTCCATTTGTGGCTCAGTAGCTTCTGCTTGTGGATGTCCTTGTTCAGGCATATTTTCCTCAGTTGCTGCATCTTGAACGCTTGCAATGATTCCTTCTACCTCAACGATTAAGATACGCCCATCTTCTAAAGTGTATTCACCTACAGGCATTGGAATAATCCCTTCCTCTTGTACGATTCCAACAGAATACTCAGGTTCGAAAGCTTCCGCTTCGATTACCGTTACTCCATCTTCTAACATCATTTGAGCAAGTTTTACTTCCACCGCTTTAAGCCCTACACTTCTAAGAACTTTGTTTACGTTGTCTTTAATACTCATTATTAATTTATTTTTTAGTTAAACAAATACTTATTTAGTTTGTAACATTTTTATTTACCAATAGATTCTACATTTCTAATGATATTAGCAGTAGTATCTTGGATTTCTTTAATGTTTTCATACAACTTAGTAAGCATCTTGTCAGGCTCAGAACCCGAAGATTGAATACCTAACTCTTTAGCTATTTTTTCTAATTGTGCTTTATATGAATCTGCTTTACTTAATTGTTGTTTCCCATATCCAAACTTATCTTTAACATCTTTATAAACGTCTTGAACAGTTTGCGAAGATTTAGCAACTATAGCATCTTTTTTATTTAAATCCGCTGCAAATGCTTCTGTAGATTTAACTGCATTTTTAATGTCGTCTATTAATGATAAATGAATTTTTTGCGATGCTAACTTAATAGCTTCTTCATCTTTGAAAAGTTTATCATAAACTCTATTAATCTCACTCATAATTATATATTTTTTAGTTTAACAAATTTAACCTCTTGTAGTAACTACTGTTACTGCATCGTTACTATGGTTTATTACTGCTGTTGATTGATTTACTAGGCTTCCGATACCTTGACCTAGTTGCGCTTTTTCAACATCTTCTTTTTTTGGTTTCTTTACTTTTGCCATTATTCCTCAGTCCATTCAATCCATAAATCAGCTACAGGAGTTGTCCCTACAGCACTAAATACAATAGCTACCCATTCAGAAGTACCTCTCAAAGTTGGATATTGCACTCCGTTTTCTTCGTCTCCAAATACTACTACTACCTTTTGTGGGTTTACAGAAACCGCTGCTGTTACAATCTCATAGCGTGTGTTCTCAATAGTCCCTACTGTTGTTGGTGTTGCTACTGCTCCGCTCCAAGACTGCGCTAATGCCGTATAAGCACCGTTAGCAGAATCTAAAGCAAAGCCTGTTACTGTTGCTGCCGTTCCTCCTGTTAAACCGCTTAATTTGTCGATTTTAACATCACATACTGCTCCTGTACCTGCTGTTGCTGAATAACCAATCTTTCTAATTTTAATCGTTTTTGATGCACTCCCTTTTAAAGAAAATGTAACCCCTGCAACTGGTGTAAAAGCATTTAAAGATGCTCTATAAGTTGCTAAAGGCGCATACATTGGTGTTACTTGTGTTGCCATTATTTATCTATTATTTGTTTTAATTGTTCAATGATTAATTCCTCTTCTGTTTTACTTTGTAGTTGTTCAAATCCATCATACATAGCTTCGATTGAGTAACCACCGTATTTACCATCTTTAATCTCCTGCCAAACTGCATCGTTATACACTTTTGACATAACCACCCATTCGCCACCTTTTGCTCCTAAGTTGTATAGGTTTGATTTATCCTGTTTTGGGTCTTCTACAATCCAAGATTCTATTACGCTAATTCCTTCTACCTTTTGCTCATGTTCTAAAGTGAAATTTTGAGTGTTCATTTTTTTCATAAACAACTCTGCGGAACGTCTTACAGTTTCTTCTGAAAAAAAGATTCTAAATTCTTTCCCTTGCATTGCTCTGTAGATTCTCTTTTCAGGTACTAAAGCAAACCCAACTACAATACGTTTATCTTCATTAACAACTTTTAGTTCTAACTCGTCTTTTGATAGGTAAACAAAATCCTCTTCGATTGCAGGGTTTTCTACTAGACTAATAGCAAAAACGCCGTCTTCGCTTTCGTCCTTAATTTTAAGCTCTATCTCTTGTAACTTTTTCATATTAATTAAACAATTTTATAATGTTGCTGTTGCTATTTTATTACGTTCTAAACTTTGTGCGCTTGTTACGTCTCCACTTACTACATAAGCCTTTATAGGTTTACTTCCTTCTAATCCGTCTAACTGATTAGTGCCACTATTACCAACTAGATTAAATTGTGCAGGTTGTGATTGTGGTAAATTAGGAGCGCCTGAACCACTTGTTCCGCCCCCCGAAGTTGAAGCACTTGGACTGCCACCTGCATCGAACTGAGTAGAACTAATCTTTTTAACGTTTGCTACACCCGAAGCAACAACCCCTGCTGCAGCTACAGCACCAAGCGCTAAACCTACAGGGCCTGGAATAGTTGCAGTCATTCCTGTAAATGCAGATACAGCACCCTTGATAGTGTCAATAGTTGCCATCGCAATATTCAACTTCTTTTGCGCTTCAAACGCTTTCTTTTGTTGTGCTTTAGATTTACCTGCAAATGCTCCGATAATGTCAGAGATGCCTTGTAAACCTGAACGTGTCGCTTCTAAACTACTTGCTGCTAGTTGTTTCTTTCTAGCAAGTTCTTTTTCTGCTGCTGCTTTATCGTCTGCTTCTTTCTTTTCTCTATACTTTACATTTATAGCGTCAATATCAGCATTCAACTGCTCTTGTAATTGCTTTTCTAATTCAGCATTTCCTTCTGCAATTAAGAACTTTTCATCGTAAGAAGTAACTAAGTCTTGTATCTCTTGCTCTTGTTGTGTTTCGTTAAGTGAGCGCTCTAATTGATACTGAGCATCTTCTTTACTTATACGTTCTTGGTTAAGTCTTACTTCCTCTTCATATCTTGCTCGTATAGCTTCTAATTCATCTTGATTCTTTTTATCTAGTGCTTCTTTGTCCGCTTGATTCTTTGCTTCTAAGTCTGCTTTTTGTTGGTCTAAATTAGCTTTATAGTTTTCGGTATTTTGTCTGTTTAGGTCTTTCTTTTCCTTTGCTAATTTCTTTTCCTCTACCTCAATACTTGTTAAAGAATCCTGAGCAACTGAAACCATATCAACAAATGATTGCTCAAAGATTTCATTTCCTTTCATTCTACCCCTCATGTATTGGGCGAATGCTAAGTTAGCTTCTGCTTCTTGTTTTTGTAGTTTTATCTTTTCCTCACGTAGCTTAATAGTAGATTTTCCTTCAGCTTCTAGTAAAGCTATTTTTCTATCTAAACCTTTTAGATTTTCTGCTCTTGCTCTTTGCTCTTGCTCTAGTTGTTTAATGTGTTTAGCGTGTGCTTTTTCCTGCTCCGCTGCTACTGCTCTTGTAGCATCAGAAGTGCCCATTATAGCGTCTTTAATTTCTCTATACGCTTTTATAGCAAGTGTGATTGGAAGCACTAAAGCATCTAAATACCACTTTAACGCCTTACTTCCTTTTGTGCCTGAGTTTAGATAATCGTTAAAAGATTTAGTTGCCTTTTTAGTTACCTCAGTTACCTTGTCTAAATTAGAAATAAGCAACCCAACACCAACTACTAAAACACCAATACCCGTTGCTAATATTGCTCCTCTGATTCCTGAGAAAGCCGCCTTACCTGCTGCTCCTATTGCTTTAAATACAGGTATTGATTCTTTTAAACCTTGAACACCTTGAGCAATAGCCATAGCACTTTGAACCTTGAGTAATGCTTCTTGCACTTTCTCCGATTCAACGCCCATTGCACCCATTGCACCCTGCGCCAATTCAAAGCCTGCCGTAACACCACCTAACGCACCACCCAACTTATTAGCAGTAGTCATTGAAAGCCCATCGACTTCTAAGTCAACTTGCTGTAAAGTCTTTTTCAGTCTCCCTGCTTCTTGTGCTAAAAGGTTAAACTCTTCAGTCCCTTTTTTGCCTTCCAAAGCCATTTGATAAAGTTGGTCTTCCAACTCACCAATAGAAGCCGTTAAAGGTAGTACATCACCATAAACCTCGTCAAACTTTGCGCTAAGTCTATCTAACTGTTTTACACCGTCTTCTGTTTGTACTTCAATTATTACCGTTTTCTTTTCCATGCTTGCTTTCTTTTACTTTGTTTGTACATTTTAGAAACCGTTGTTGTTATTTCGTTTCTACCTTTTGCTATGTCGATAAACTCTGACTGACCGTAAAAGTTATCTATTTGTAGCATCTGTAAAATATGACTTATCATATACCGTTTTGATTAATGATTATAAATTGTGTAGCTATTACTATTCCGTTACTTGTTACTGTTACAGGAAAAGTATTTGTTCTTGGTGCGCCTGAGTTTATAGGAACACTAAACGTAAGAGTATCTCCTGCATTTAATGTTGTTGCACTTGGAGTAGCAAATAAAGTCTCGTAAGGCGTACCGATAGTTAAAGTAACTCCTTCAGGTATTTGTTTTGTATAATATAGCGTTGTAGGTCTAAATCTTGAAACACCACTAAATATAGCACCGTAATCTTGCGTCTCTCTCCAGTTAGATATAAGCGTGAACTTTACCTCACCACTTGTCAGGTTAGTATTCATGTCGTTTATAAGATACTTTTTATCTCGTATAACTAACGAATCTTTTAATCTTAACGCTTCTAATACATTCAAAGGCAACATTGCTGTAACGCTAATAATTCTAGTTTTTGGATTGTATAGATTAAGTAAATATTGCTCGTAGTAAGTTTTGTACAAAGAGTTTAATTCTACGTCAAGTGTATAAGACGATATTTCACTATTAAAATTTAATGTATAGTTGTTTCCTGATTCTATTGTATCTTGTCCAAATGGAACATAACTAGTAAGTGTAACTGTTGAACCGTTATAAAATTTCAAAGTATCTGTTAACGTTACTTTTTCATTTCTATAAAGTGAAACGGGTTTAGGTGCGTAGTTCTTGTATTCAGGCTCAGTACCTAAACAGTAACCGACTTGTATATCAGTAGAAGTAAACTTATTATGTAACAAAGTTTCGAAAGGTAGCTTTATAGCATAGTCGCCACCATCGTAACCGAACACGCTACTTAAATTACCATACTCCTTAGAAAATAAATCATAGAACTCCATATTCATGAAGCTGTTTGACTTCTCATATTCAAATGAAATCTTATTATACAAAACAGGTCTTGATATATCTATACTATCAATCGAAACATACTTTGTAATATCAATCGTTTGACCTGAATTATAAAAGTCTTCTAAAGGCTCAATTCGATAAGTGTCAACACCATCACCATAACATACTAAGTTGAACTGTCTAAAAATACCTCCTATAAAATCTAATATTTTCATGTCAGGAGCGTATGCTGCAAAATCAGTATAAGTACTTGTTGAGATTGAACCTGAGTTATCTGTATAAGATATTATACCGTTTGAAGTAGAAGTACCCGTATCAATTAGTGAATAAGTAATATCGTAACTTATATCCGCATCGAATGTAATAGATGAAGTTGAGCGCAACTTAAAATAATACGTATAAGATAAGTTACTTACTAAATTGTTTATTTCAGCAATGTAGTAAATGCCTAAAGTATTGCTAGGATATGAATTAATCAAAAGACCATCTCTATAAACATCTAAAATGTACACATCACTTGGAGAAGCATTTATCTCTACTTTAATCTTGTGTATAATATGAAACACGCTATCATAAGGCGACACAAGCAATGAAGCAGGCTCAATGTAATTAACGTTTACTTCGTTATCATACAAAGGAGTTCCTGCTGTTCCTGCAAATGTTATTAGTTCGGCTTGGCTGTAAAAGTTATTGTTTTCTTTATTCTTATACCACAAGAAAGCATTTTCAAAACGTGGTGAGTTATTAAGCCAAGAACCTGTAAATGTTATTCCGTATCTTGATTGTATTAAATCTAAAATAGCCTTATAAGAAATAGCAGGGTACAATTCACTAAAATTAATTGCACCTGCATTTATGCTAATATCGTTGCTTGTTGCATCTCCATACTGCCAAACTCGATTAGAACTTATTAAAGGGTATTGTACCGAATCGTAATCCTCAATCCTTGCTTGTACTTCCGAACCTGTGTAAGGGTGGTTAAGTGTTGAATAGTCTAAGTCCGAAAGTTTATCTTCTAGTATTACATCTTTTAAGCTAACAAAGTCCCCGTAGAATGTAACTGTATAATCGTTTGCACCTCCGTTTTTTATAGATGACTTTTCTAATTGAATCCTACCTGTTTTGAATGGTGTTAAATCAATCTCTATTCGTGCGTTACGTCTTTTCGAATGGTTTATTACATTATCAACATCATTATTATAATAGTGTTCAAAGATAGCGTTATTGTTTGGTGTAGCTGGAATAGTAAACGTTCTTGAAATATCAGTAAACGTTTTTGCTATGTCGTTAATATTCTGAGTAGATGAATTAACTGTAATAGTTTCATCTGAAAATAAATCCAACCTTTGATTCTCAACGTATATTTGTACCGTTCTCATATTACGTTATTAAGTTTATCAAATGCGTACTCAAACTCTAAAGTATAGTTAATTAATTTTTGGTTTATATGCTTGTGCATCTCTATTGAATTTGTCTTTAACTTACAAGCGTAAGACGTACCACTTGGGATATACTCAGTTAAATTCATTGATTCAGATAAAAGCATTTCTTGTAGTGTATAAGCGTAGTTTTCATCTACCCAACCTGTGTTAACTTTTATACTTTCATTGCCGTTAACATTCATTATTTTGTTTATAGCCTGTGAAGTATCGTAATCAACACTTGAAGTCATAGCTTTGTAAGGAGTGCTTTTTACTTCAAACCTTTTATAAGATGCTTTCCAAAATATCTCACGCTGTGGCACTCCAAACTTGTTAATAAAGTCAATAGCTAAAGGTTCGTATTTACACTCGTCTTTTGGTAAAAATATATACGTAGCTTGCAATACATCTGAACTGTTATAAATTTCTAAAGTATTTCCTAACGTTTGGTATTGTACTCTTTCAATAGTTTTAACTCCTGCTGACGTACCTAAAGAAACAGTAGTTTCGTCTAGCGTTCCTATCTCGATGTATTTAGCGTACCAATTCGCACCAGCACCTAAAGATAAAGTTCCGTTACTACCTAGTGAACCTGAATAATAGTAGTACTCTCCTTCATCTAAAAAGAAGTCGCTTGGGTTTGGGTTCATTCCTTGCTCAAATGTTCCGTACCCATCAAAAGCATATCTACCCGTAACAGTTGTTACCGCCGTTCCGTTAACATAAGTAATATATTTTAATCTACAATAAAAATCTTGATTCATTAAAGGGTAAAGAGCATCTACTGTAGATGTTGGTTGTACATTAATATATTCTCTCAAATACGGTGATATGTTAAAACTTACAGATGTACCTGTTACAATTGGTTTACTAAGTGTTTTTGTAGGCGTGGAAGGTGCTGTGCTGGGGTCATTATAAATAAATAACTCAACTGTTACTTCGTCATTTAATGCTCCTGTTACCTCAACAAAATAAGGGGAGCGTGCTAGTATTTTACTTAGTGCCATTAACTGTATATTTTAAAAATTCATCTATATCTAATCCAAATGCTTCTACTAAATCATTACTTAGTTTCTTGTATTCATTCTCAAAAGGTTTAGTAAAGAATAAGCTAGGTTTAATACCATTGTTAAATATCCCTCTAGCAATCAAAAACGTTAAAGATTTAGTTGTTATGAAACGCCCTTTCTTATCTCTTCCTTTTATACCTTTGTTCTTTACCCATTGCTCAAATACTTTTGACGGTGGCATCTTTGATTTATAACTAAACGGTGTATTGTATTTCTTCTTTTTACCGCTTACACCTTTATCTTGAAATTCACCATACTTACCCAAATCAAACTCCAATGCAAAGTTACCTGTTTTAAATACTGTTAATTCTCCTTTCAGTCCTTTATGTAAAGCGCCTGTTGAGTTCTTACCCATCTTTGTTAGATTACTTTTAGCCTGTTGAATAACACGCTTTTTAAATAATTCTAACTCCTTTTGTACTTCAGTATTTTTCACGTCTTATATTATTTAACCCTGCTTCGTATGAAAGAATGGTAAGACATTGAAATAGTCCGATTTTTGCAACGCTTTCAATGCTTCTAACATCTCCTTTAGCGAGTGCGTAGAAGTAGTTGTACCATCCCCATCTTGCGTTAAACTGTGATTGAGCGGTATATTCAGTTCCATCACCTCCTTCTCCAAATAATTCAGGGTAGCTTTTAATAACTCGTTCCCTAAACGGTAAAAAAAAACCAACGAACCAAAAGCAACGTCTAACGGTGCGTACTTCAATACCTCTGAATAAGTAGCACTACCCTCATAAGGTTCAATTTCGTATTTGTCTCCTTTTACCTTTGTAATAGGTCTATACATTACTGCAAGTGCCTTGTGCATTGTTTCCCAATTAGCAATGTATTTATCTAAGTCTGCATACTCACCACTAGAAATATCTTCCAAGTTAGGAATGAATCCAAACTCTTTACCTCCTAAAGTAAAACGCTGTATAAACTTCTTGTCATCTTCCAACATTTTACGCAAAGTGCTTGCGATTGATTCTACGTCAATTTGTCTAATACGTATAACATCACTCATTCTAATTTTACAGAATGTGGCAATCATTTTATGCGTTATGAATACATCGTTATCAGTCTCATCTAATACCCTGTTAAACGCTTGGAACTGCTCCAGCGTAATATCGCTTAATTTGTTGGGTACTTGTATTTCTTGTGTCATCATTTGTTTAACAATTAATCATTCTTTTTGTAGTAGGCAATCGCAACATCGTAAGCGTGGCAAATCATTTTAAAGTGTAAGTTGAACCGCATAGGGTCATCAAATACAATCATTATCTTCTTACCTGTTCTTTCAAGTATGTACGCTTGTACTACTGCTTTGTATTCTTGTATATCAATATATTGCGTATGTTCCACGATTAGGATTTTCTAGTTGGTAAGTAACTGCATAGCGAATAGCGTCTATTGCGTGGTTATAATTATCGCAAGGTGTTTTAGATTTCTTTTCCAACCATGAATAGTTGTTTAACTCTTTGTGTAAATCAATACTATCCTCTGATACTATCAAATCGTAATCCTGTAGTAAGGCTATTCCTAAAGTAACACTTCCTTGACCTTTGACCGCTTCAATCATGTTTAGTCCTTTCGCCTTTAACTCACTAATTAAACGAGGTTCAGCATTATCTGCTACGATTAAACTTTGTCCTGCGTATTGGTTATTAAGAAAGTAAATATCTGAAGTGGTCAATCCTGCTTTGTAGAAATGTAGCCTAATATAGATTTTCTTATTCGCCTTGTCTATTGACGTTTCAACTAATGTACTAGGGTCGTTACTAAATCCAAAGTCTTGACCAAACACAACCGTACCACAATTCTTAAATTCACCTATTGACCAATTACTAAAGATTACTCCTTCAGCTTTATCTAACCACCCACCAAGTATTTGATGCTTGTATTTTTCAGGTCTATGATTCTTAATGTATTCTACCTGACTGATGAATGAAGGTGAAAGGTTGTTAATATTGTCTAAGTAAGTTGTATGTATGTAAGTAGTATCGTCTTTTATTAGCGTTTGACATGCTTCAACTCCTCTACTCTCAAAGAACTTATTATAAATAAAATGCTCCTTAGTAGTTGGGTTGAGAATAAGTATTACTCTATTCTGTTTCGTCTTATGCCTTATAGATAAATCAATCTTATCAAACGTATCTTCATCTGTTAACTCTTCTGCTTCATCTAGTACCCAAGTAGTAACACCCTGCAATGATTTCAAGTTAGCCGTTTGTGTTCCTGAACTCGTCTTGATTCCTTTGAATATTATCTTACTACCTGACCGAATGTTTATAATCTCATCTTTTGTGATTAAAAACTCGTCAACAAGTCCTAACATTTCTATCTTTTCTAGGAACTCAGGAATAATTGATATAGACGCACTAACTAAAGTGTACCTAGTGAATAGTATAATATGTCCACTATCTCGCATTAGAAGGCATAAAAACGTGGTAATACTAAATGATTTAGACGAACCACGCCCACCTGTTACAATGAAGTAACGAGAATCTGAACCTAGATAGTTGTATTTGTTATTTAGTACTATCAATTTTAAATAGTTCTTTAATTGAATCGCTAGTTAATGTCATGTTGTTGTTTAAGTCAAGTTCTTGTTTAGGCTTACCTAAAGTATATTCAAGTATTAACTTAATCGCTTGCATTCTGTCTGGCTTTGTACTAAACGCTATTGTTTTACATTGCTGTAGAATCTGCTCAACGTCTTCTTTGCTTACTGCATTTTCTATTGCTTGCCTGTAATCATTCTTACGCTTGTCAATTCCGTTTGATTTTGTAGAATGTCCTCCGTTATTTGCTCGCTTATCCATAATTAATATAAATTAATTTTTAAATATCAGATATATCAAATCTCTTTTCCATTCGCATAGAACTATCTCAGCTTCGTTGTAAGGCTCTTTCAGTTCTTTTACTTCATCTTGGTACGAACTTGACGCTTCTATCTTTACAAGGCGTTTATTTAAGCCTACTAGATTTTGTGAATGTTCTATAAATTCTTTTAGTTTCATTAATTCTCGCTGTAAACCATTTGGTAAAATACATCACTTGTTACTTGGTTCAATTCAAACACCGTAGTAGTGGTATCGTAATAAACAACATAAGCCACCTCCGCTTTACGTAAGGTAGCCTTTAATGTTGCCCACTCTTCGGAGTGAATGATTGGATTTATAACTGCAATGTAATATTTCATGATTCTAGTTGCTTCCAAATAGATTTGTCTTTAAATGTAACGTGTACTTCTTTATCCTTTAGTTTATTGTTTATTCTTATAGGAGTATTTAGGTACGTGTTATTTAATTCAGTTGCTTCGTGTTTTTGGTGTTCCGATACTTCAATCAAGTAAGGTAGATAATTATACTTTATTCCTTTATGCTTGACTTCGTTTTTAATTACGTGTTCAATACACTTATCAACTTCTTTTGTTATTATCATACTTTCATTAGGTTATTACCCCAAATCTCGTTAAACTCTTTGTGAGTAATCTCATTAAACGTATTAAAGAACTCTGGAGTTGTGTCTTTGTAGTTGTGTTCTTCAGCACAAAAGTTGCCACTCCATTTCCATTTACTTATCCTAATCTTGCTAACAGCTTCGAATAGTTCACAGATTACTTCATTCTTTTCTTTATGCTTAAAGTATCTTACTGACATATTGTTCTATATCGTTTAGTGTCGTTACTGTAGTAAGTCCATTCTCCGTTGTCTTTATCGCAGAAGTCAGAAGCTGGAGTTGTGTTATGGTCTTCGTTCCAACTAAACCCACTAGGATAGTTAGATACTAATGCTTCGTGGTGTTCGTAACATTGACACGCAGAAGTTTGTGCTTCTTTATTACAGCTTACAATCGTAAGCAATGCAATACTAATTAGAATCGTTTTCATAGGCTTCATATACTTTTTTAAGTGTTAGGTGTATTTCTCTCCAACAGTCAGCGCATGATGTAGGCTTTCTTCCGTCTCTCATTACTCTGTTGAATATTTTTAGTAGTACTTCTTGTTGACTTACTTTGATTGTGTTTCCACAAGTAGCAAAGTAGTGTGTTAAGTATTCGTATTCGTCTTCAGTTAAACATAAAGGCTTTTGATAAGGGAACAATCTATTTAACTTTAGTTTTCGTTCCTCGCATCCGCAGTCCTCTCCTGCAATGAATTTAACAAGTCTTTTGATTCCTGTTGCTTGCGTGATTTTCTCGATAGTATCACCTAAACCTTTTGATTCAGCTTTAACTTCTTCTTCGACTTCTTTAGTTACTTCTTCAATGTTCTTACGGTTAATCTCTTCAGCTTGTTTTTTAGCGTTGTCGATTGCAATTTGTTCTTTTGTTCTTCTAGTTCTCTTTTTCATTTTCATCTATTAAGATTTTAATACTCATCATTAGCGCACTTAGGAAATGTTGGTCAATTAAGTTAACCGCTTCCTTTGTTGATTCTGCCATCTTTGCAACTGTATCTTCTAGTTTGTTTACTAGATATTCATTAATTGCTTCTTTCTTTTGTTTCTTTGTCATATCTTTTCGTAATCTTCATTCATAAAATCATCCCAATCCTCGCCAACGTTTTCTTTTATTCGTAGCTTACATTGTTTAATCGTATCAAATATAGTTCTTAAACTTATGTTCGTGTCCTTTGCTATCTCTCGCATACTTTTGCCACTTGAGATATAATGCCTAAATAGTAACGTATCGAAGTAGTGCCATGAATCTATCTCTCTATCTAATCTTTCAAGTACTAATCCGTAGGCTTCTGCTTCCTCTGTTTCTGTAGTGTATTCAATGTTATTATTCAGTTCTACCTTTTCTAGTTTTCCTTTGCTTCTGATGTATTCAATGTAGACTGACCTAAGTGCATACCATACATAAGTCTTTGACACTTTACCGTTGTTAATTATCTTTTCCTCTGTAGTATAACGTAAAAGTTTAAGATACGTTTCTTGTACTATGTCTTCGCAGTAATCTAATTCACCCCAAGAACGCACGATGTTAACGTATTCTTTGTGATGTTCTGCAACTTTTGATAACCATTTACTATCCATAAGAGTGATTAAATTCTAGTCAAAGATAATCTTATTTTTTAATCAAACAAATTTTTTATACTCTTTTAAAGATTTCTTGATAGTCAGCATCTTTTCCTAACCACCAAGTTTTAACGTTTTCTTTAGTTGTTTCTTCTAACCAACACGCTCGAAAGTCTTTTGTCCACACACTACGTTTACCTATCCACTCGTTGTTAATTAATCTCCAACTAATATTGTCTTTGTCTAGGAATCTACCTGAACTATTTACTCTTACAATTGATTCAGCTACTATGTTTGTTATGTTAATCATATTCTTTATTTTGTTTAACTCTTACTTCTTTATTAGGTTGGTAGTTTATTCCTTTTAAGTCCGTGTTTTTGTATATCCAATCTTGCTTTATTAGCTTTTTAATTCGTGCGTGTTTCATCTTGCTAATATTTCGTTTAATACTTCTATTTTTAACAGTCGCTAAGTAGCATTAAAACGCTTACTTAGCTTTGTGTTAGCAACAATGCTATCCAAACTCTTTTTGGTCTTTACAGCAATCTCTCCAACCATCTCTATATCCTTTAGTATAATCATCAGTATTAGCACTGTTGCTAACACTAAATAAACGCAATATATCTTTTACTGCGTTATCAACGTCAATTTCTCCGAAACCAACATTGTTTTTATCAAATATTTCTCTTAATTCTTTTTCCATACTGCGTTTATTATTTTACGTTATATGCAATCTTAAAGACCATAAGCCTTACATTCCGTGTTTTTATACAAAGGATTGTAAGGCACTCTTAAATTATGTTTATTGTCTAAAATTTTGTATAGTAACTCAATTCTTTCTTTCTTAATTGTAGCAGATTCAGTCCAATCATTATTTAACATGTATTGTTTTCGTATATTATACTTAAAACAACTAATAACTAAAACTGAAATATCATCAGTAATTCTATACAAGTCAACATTTCTTAAATTAGCTTTAGGCTTCTCACATTGCACAAAGAAAACTCCTCCTAGAATCAAAGCTAACACAGCTAGATAAAAAGCTAGCCTTAGTCCTGAGAGTAATGCGTAAACAAAGTTACGGCTGTCTAAGTTATTTCTGTTGTTCATAAGTTAATTCTTTGTTAGTTAACGCAAAGTATAGGTTTTGTAGTTGGTGTACGTATTTGATTTCTACACTAAAACAACCAGTCTGAGTAAATACATTAAATTGTCCTTGAGAATAACCAAATGGAGTATTAACTAAAAAGTATTTATATATATTAGTTAATTGACTATATTCCATCTCAAAACCAAACTTTAACAACCATTCTTCTGATAGTGGGATTGGTTCACACCATAACTGTTCATTAGTTCTTTTTTCTAATACTTTTAAAGTAGCCCAAGAAACCTTTTCAATATTTCCAAATTGATTGTAATAATTCCCAATCCTGAATTCACTTGCTTTCATGCTCTAAATATTTTGCTTATTAACCATTTAAATATCTTCTTATTGCAATCAACGTATATTCTTAAATCATTAATTCCAATATCTATAAAAGAACCTATTAACTCTACTTGCTTTAATTCACTTGCTTTCATGCTCTTTTACTTTATTTTCTACGTATTCTTTTAGTTCTTGTAATAACTGCTTTGGTACTCGCTTAAACAAAATTACGTTATCTTTTTTCTTTCTTCCCATTTATTCGTGTTTTTGGTGGTTTATAAAATTATAAATTCCATCACTACTAACTATCAAACTATTCCATGTTAATTTTTCACATTCAATAGAACTAATATATTTTAATTTTACTAGTTCTCTTTCAATAGAATAATCTTCTTCAATAAGTTTTTCTATATCTGCCATTAATTCAGTTATTTTATTATTTAACCTATTATTTTCTTTGACTAAATCTTTTCTTTTCATATTAAAAACAAATTAAGTTATATTTTTCTAGTATTTCTTTTCTTAAGTTATTAACTAGTGTTGAAATAGGTTGAATCACATTATAATAATAATCATCACCATACTCATAATTAACTTTTCTAGCTTCATCATATTTTGTATTTAACTCTGAATATGTAAACTCATTATAAGCATTTTGTTTTCTTTCTTTTAATGATTGGTTTAGTTGAATAGTTAATTCAGATGTAGTTATTTTCAAGTTTCTTTTAACACAAGTTGAACCGTAGTAGTACTCATTAGATTCATCAACTACTAAATAAGTGCCTTTTAACTCTGACCTACCGCAACAATCGCAAGTTGTAACTGAATCTGTAAATGTTACTGTTTTCATAATTTCTATTTTTTCTTGTTTGTCTTACAAATATACACACTTATTTTATATCTGCAAGCATTTATTGAAATTATTTTAAATTTTTTATTTTAGCCTTGTATAACTCGTTGATTTCAATTAGTTCAGCTACTGTAAATTTTCGTGTTTCTCTCGCTATCTCACAAAGCGCATCGTATCTTTCTTGACCTATCTTTGTAATCAGATGAATTTGGTACTCAATTAGGTTACCACTTAGAAAAGTATTACAGTGTTCGCATTGCATATTACAATTATCTTCGTTAAATCTTACGTTCCAATGATTGTTAGCGTTAAAGTAATGTCCGCAGTTTTCCTTCTTAGGTGGTTTCTGACAGCTTATACAAACGTTACCTTTATCTCTTAGCCTTATGTACTTGTTGAATGTTGCTTGTGTTATTTTAATCCAATCTTGGACTGTTAAAAGTTCCTTCTTTTTGTCGTTTAACCGCTTCTTATCTTCTTTCTTTATTCTTTCTAAGTTCTTTAAGGCTTGGCGTGTTTTTGTACATAAGTCGCAGTACTTACTCTTTATTGTAGAGTTAAAGTGTTTACGAGGTTCAAATGGAACGGAACAACTAGGGCAGATTTTCATATTACATCAAATATAGAAGTTTGTCTTTCGTCTTTTTTACGGATAATTCCTAAAGCCGTTTCAAATATTGTTTTTCCTGCTTCATAGTCCACCAGGTTGCGAGCCATTTTATCAACTCTCTGCTCACCTTTATATTTTGTAAAATCGTAATCGTGAAAATTACTTAAATCAGAAACTTTTGATTTGATAAAATTATTTGCTTTTCTTCCTTTTAAATCAGTTGGCAATATAAAATTGCACCAATACAAGTGCCTATCTCTTTGCTGAGCCTGTATTAATGGTTCGTAATAAGGTATAACATTTTCAACACAATATTTCCCATTGAAAAAATGTTGCAATAAAATAATTTCCTGGTAAAGCATCATATTCGGATATGTCGCTTTTGATTTTCTTTCGCCTTCACCAGTGTTTGTTTTTCGCATTCTTGAATGACTTGGACACGGTGGCGAACTCCAAATAAAATCAAACTCTTTATAATGGTCTAGTAAATATTGATGCGCATCTGCTACAATTACAATATCATTCGGAAAACGTTCTTGGTATAACCTCGCTGCTTCAGGGTCTAACTCTACTGCGGTAACTTCTAAATCAATATTCGCTTCTTTTGCTACTTCATCCCACTTGTAACGATTACCACCAAGGCAAGCGTATAAGTTTAATACTTTCATCTTTTTCATATCTCTACTTCTTTAGGTTTTGTTAATTCTAATATCTGTTTTTTTAATCTCATGTTTTCAATATGCAAAGAGTAGTTAAGGCTATACATCTTCTCGTTCTCTTTAGATACTTCTTTTAGCGTGTTTAAAGCACTTTCTAAGTCGTTTAACATTGTTTGTATTCCTTCACGTTGTTTCTCGCTTGTAGAAGCGTGTTTCTGTCGTACTATTAACTTGTTAATTACTAAGCCTATGTTTATTCGGGCTACTGTTAGTTTTAATGCGCTACTCATTTGTTCGTGTTTTAGTAGGTTAATCTAATTTATAAGCCACATAAAATATTACAAGACAATAAAACAATAAACCTAATGTTCCTATAATAATCATAGTTTTTAAATTAAAAAGGTAATCCATCATCAAAGCTAGTATTAGCTTCTAATGCTGAGTAAAATTGTTTCTGCGGTTCACTCAAAGGGTTATTGCCTCGTCTTTTTATAGGGTCAACACCTCCAATTTTAAATCCTAAGCCATTGTTAAACTCGAACAGTAAAGGAATACCTAGTTCCGTTTGTTGCCCTCCTGTATCTCGGTCTTTTATTTTCTCTATGTCAATCATTGTTTGGTACTTCATCTCTGGGTGCTTTACAAGCCTATGAATTACTATCATGTCATCGCATCTATTTAAAAACGGTTTACCTCCTTCAATGTGTGCTTTAAGTGGTGGCTTCAAATGTCCGAACCATTGATGGTCTTGTGGGTATAACATTCCGCTTCTACCTGACTCACTATTCGGGTGTGTACTAATATACAACGTTTTATTTAATTGATTACAAAATTGTCTAGTTTGATTTAGAAATTCGTAATTATCAGAATGTTGCATACCTCTGTCAAGTCCTGTGAATGGATCTATAAATCCTACATCGCAATTAGTAGAACCGATTATGTCTAGCATATCTTTAGGCTTATACATATTAGAATTGTCTACAAACTTAAAATAGTATTCAATCGTCTTTTCGTGCGCTCTAAGTTCTTTAAAAGATAAATCTTTGAACGGCTTACCCGAATACATTTGTATTAAATCTCGCATCACTTGACCGCTTGAATTTTCTCCCATCCAAATTGTAAACTTTAAACCGTGATTAGTCGCTAAAGCTAAGAAGTACCATTCCATCCAATAAGATTTCCCAACATTATCATGTCCTAAAACTATGTTTAGTTGCTTACGTTTAAATCGTATGTAGTCATCTAGTACGCATCCAATACCTAATCCTAAAGATATTTCACCATTCTTATATTGGTCTAAGTATGTTGTGCTATGTCCGTCTTTTAGTATCATTTATTTAATTCCATTTGTTTCATTACGTGTTCATATCTTATTTGGTCTTCGCTTTTTTGTAGTTTAGGTTGTGTTGGTTGTTTAGGTAGATATGCTAACGTGTTATTTAAAGTTGATTTCCAATTCTTAATCTTTTGTTCCTTACCAGCTTTATTAGTACACCAATCATTAGATAACCACGCTTCGTATTTCAAACCCAACGCTTCAACAGATACATCAGAAACTTTAGATAAGCCATAAGCCACAAACTCTTCTTTAGTTGGTATAGTATTATTTACATTATCACTAACACTTACACTAACACTTACGGCTTTTTTCGCTTTAATTGGGTTTTCTGAAAAACCGTTCGGTTTATTTGGGTTTCCTTCGCTTTTCTTTGGTCTGCCACCTAAACTACCGTTTTTAGAGTTTACAGCACGTTTCTCATTCCAACTTTGTAAATCACGTTTTAAAGTTTGTTTAATAGGAGTAAACATCAATTCTATCAACCTATCAGAAGTTGGGTTTAAGTCATTTACGTATCTAAAAAAATGCTTAATTAAACGCCCTGCTTCTTCATCTGTTAAAGATTCAAAAGTTTCAATCCAATCACAATAAACAACTACCTTTTTTTTATCTGTCGCCATTAGTCTTGTAATTTAAATTGTTTCTGAATATGATGCAATACGCCAATTAAATTATAAACATCAACTTTAGTTAAGTAAAATTCTTTGTAATCTTTTGTTTCTTTGTCATTAATTTCTAAACGTAAAAAATCACTTTCATGTGAAATTTCTAAATGAACAGTTCTGTCATTTGCACAATCTAATAAATACTTCATAAAATTAAATTTTTTAAAATGAAAAACCCCTGTAAATCCGTAGGGTCTCAAGCTACTTCATTACAAGGGTTAAT